CTATCATCAAAATAGTCATATGATACAACTGCTTTTTCATTTACTAATAAAGGTTTTAAATCAATCGCCAATAGTCTTCCCTTTGTTTCTTTTGTGAAATAGCAGGATAATTTACGTTCAGGATTTTTTATTGTTACATGTGCAGTTATATCCTGAGGCAAACTATATGGTTTTTCATTTAGCGCGTCATTATTCACTAGCATAATATTATGACAATGATCACCATCTTGCCAATTAAAATCGGTTTTAATTCGAACGCGAATATTTACAGAATCACTATGTTCATGATTCATTAAATGTGGATGCATCATATCCATGGATAATTCTGAACTCATTTTTTCATCACTTAATACTTCTAATACTTTACCATAAACAATGACTGAACCCTGGAGTTCTATAGTTTCACCATTATAGACACGCTTTACAATGTTAAATTTAATTAAACTATTACGCATTATTTGTTTTGAAGCTTTTATTTCTTTAAAATTTAATGTCATTGTTGTAACATCATATGTTTTAACGTCACCCCATGTATTTTCTGTATTTCCAGGAATAAATTGCAAAGGATAGCAAAAATGTTTCCCACTTGTTACTCGTGAATCGCCGTCCATTTTATAAATAACCAATCCTTTTTCAGTAGTAACTAGGGAAAAATATTCCTCTATAAAATTTGCGCCGTCGAATGTTTTATTAACGAACCCCCATACATCACTTCCGATACCTATACCATGAGGATATACATTTTCTACAAAATCTTTGTCCTTTTCATCAAATTTTAACAACATTTCAGTTGAACCGAAGTCAAAATCGTAAAGTGGCTCAAAATTTTTATAAGCGTATTGACTAATAGGATTGGCAATCGATTTTTTTATATTATGATGCGCAGAGGTAAGAACAAATAAATTATCGTCTTTACGAATAACAGAAGCATTTATTTCGAAATTTCTTGAAAAGCTATGGTCATAGCTTAAAAATTTATTTGTTGTCGCAGATGCCACATTTAAATCGGATGAACTTTCTGTATTTGAACGTGTTTCGAATACTACTTTACTTTTTTTCAAAAGATCATTGGGATTAACTTTAATATACTTAGCATCATCATCGTCTAAAATAACAGGTTTTTTTTCTTTCAATAACGATTTTTTTAAACTCGGTTTTCGCGTACGAATATTAAATTGCATCTAATATATAATATATTGTGATAATTATTTAAAATTATTTAAAAATATTTAAAAATATTTTGTCATCATATTTCCATTGCGTTGTAATCCGCATTTCTTATAAAAAATAACATTGTCATCGTCGCAATCTAGAATAATTTTATAACAATCATATTTTTCAGAAAATCGAATACAATATTCTATCATTTGTTTACCTAAACCTTTACCCTGTTGCTTATTAGAAATTATAACATCTTCTATATGTGCTACTTTGCCAAAATTATGTATTAATTTAGTTTCTATAAAACAACTAGCAGAACCAACTACAATATCATTGTATTCCATAACAAAAATATGATTATTTTTTTCTTTCTGCTCCTTAATATAATTTTTATAATCAATATGATTAATTAAACTTGGTTGAATAGCATATGATTCGCTGTACAATTCTAAATGTTTTTTGTAATAATCATTTTCATTAACTTCACGAATAATAATTTCTTCACTCATAAATAGTAAATAAATTATTACTTAAATGTTTATTACCATTTAGTTTTTCTTACATTTATTTTAGGACCAGCTGCCTTTCTTCTAGAACTATTTGGGTCATAGGTTTCTTCTTCATCATCGGAACCCATATTTTTAGATATTTCCCAAAACTCTTTAGAACCTAATTTAAATTCACCATGTGCATCAGCTTTATACCAAAAAATTTGGTCTTGTAGTTTGTTTGATTTTGAATTATTATTAATCACTAAACATTCGTAATTTTCAGTACATTGGTCCATTACTTGACAAAATGATTCAAATGTTGGAAACATACCTGCATAATTTTCATAAATACGCTTACGATTTGCAATATAAGGTTCGCGTAAAATAAATACATAATCAATATTTGTTCTTAAATTGGGTGGAATACCTAAAGGATATTGCATGGTAATAATAAGCATCACTTTCCAATGCCGTCCATTCATAAATAACATTCGCATCATTTTGTCTTTTGACCAGCTTGCATCATATAAACAATCATCTAATATCACAAATGTTCTAGGGTCAATTGTTGAACGTTTATACATTTCCATATCTTTATTCATTTGTTTAAGAACTTGCTTTTGTCTTTTTAGAATGTTTTCAATAATTACTGTATTATATTCGTTATGAATAAATAATTTAGGCACATGTTTACCATAAAATCCATTGCCTTCCTCAGTTCCAGAAATAACAGTACCTAAAGGTATATCTTGTTGATAATATAACAAATCTCTAACTAAAAAACTTTTACCTGTATCACGCCTTCCAATCAAAACTATAACAGGACCTTTGTTTTCATTAGGCTTAAATGAAATGTTTTTCATATCAAAACGTTTTAGTTCTAAAGTCATATAATAATTTAATATAATAAATCTAATATTTATTCGAATAAAAATATTTATTATATTAATAATTAGTTTAAATATATCCATTAATTTAAAATTATATACCAATGGAAATTGGTTACTCGAAACATATCAATGAAGAATTATTTAATGATTTAGAAAATGAAAATTTTTGCAATTTAGAAAATACACAAAATTATATACCTATTTATAAAGAATTTTTTGATTTAAACAAAAAGAATTATAAAAATGTAAATTTTGATTCTACTTCTAAATTTAAAAAAATAAAGGATAAAATCACCTACAATAAGTATATTATTGAAGTAGAAGATGAAAAAACTAATAAAATTAGTGAAAACCAATGCTATTGCAAATTTGCCCCACTTATTGATCCAATTAAATATATGATGGGAAAATACAAGAATATTGACGAAAACGAATTTTATAAACTTCCATATATAGATGAAAAAAAAGATAACGTTTTAGAAAAATATGATTTTATACATAATGTGGCATACGTCGATGCTTTATTTTCGTATTTATCAAGTAAAACAAAAGATAAAGGTTTTGTTCACGCCAATAGATATTATGGTATGTTTTTAGCAAATCAAAAAAATTTCAAAATAAATGTAGAAGATGATTTAGAATACATGTTTCAATCTGAATTTTTTCACAATAATAAAAATACATTGTTCGAAATAGAAAATAATAATTCTTTATTTGCGAATCGCTCATTTAAATATAAAAAACCTATTGTGATTAAAGATTCTGAAATAGGATTAGATGTGGAAGATTTCCCAAATGATATTATTAATACTATTTTTCAAAAAGTCACAAATGATATATCATCACAATTAGTAAATATTAATCAAGATTTATCAGCGGCAATGGTAAATGATATGATATATGAAAACATAGAACATACAAATAAAGTAAAAAATGGTGATATTGAGGACGATAATTCGAGTACATGTAGTAGCTCTTCATCGGTAACAAATAATACTGACGAAAATGACGAAATGAATGAAGAAGATGATGATGATAGCGAAAGTGAATGCAGTAGCGAATCAAGTGATGACGAAGAAGAATCATTTGCTATTATAAAAAAATATCCCGTCTTGGCTATTTTTACCGAGTGTTGTGAAGATACACTAGATAATTATATGATGGACAATGAAATATCTAATAACGAATGGAAATCTATTTTATTTCAAATCATCACTATTTTACACTATTATCAAAAAGAATTTGCATTCACACATAACGATTTACATTCTAGTAATATTGTTTTTGAATACACGAGTGAAACACATTTACATTACGAAATCAACAATAAAAAATATAAAGTTCCAACTTATGGACGTATTTTCAAAATAATCGATTTTGGACGTTCTATTTTTACAATAAATGGTAAACGTTTCTGTAGTGATAGTTTCAGCAAAGGTGAAGATGCGGATACACAATATAACACTGAACCTTTTTTTAACGAAGACAAACCAAGAATCGAACCAAATTATAGTTTTGATTTATGCCGTTTTGGTTGTTCCATGTATGACTTTTTTATTGACCATGTAGATGATGAAGATGATATATGCAAAGAGAATCCAATTGCAAATTTAATACGCAATTGGTGTTTGGACGATAATGGAAAAAATATTTTATACAAAAAATCAGGGGAAGAAAGATATCCTGAATTCAAACTTTATAAAATGATTGCACGCAATGTTCACAAACATGAACCTTTAAAACAATTAGAAAAAGGGATATTTAAGAAATTTTTAAACAAGGAAAAAAATAAATCCAATAAAATTATGAAAATGTAATCTTCACGTATAATTATTAATATATTTTTACAACGCATATTATAAAAATATATGGAAACTTTACCCCGTGAAATACAAACAATCATATACCAACATTATTGGTTAGATTATTATAACAAACTCGTAATAAATGAACTGAATTCTATTACTTTTCAGTTCTCAAATATGAATTTATTTTTAAAAAAGCATTTTATTTTTAACACAAATGATAATTATGATAAACAAATTTCCTATTATCTAAGAAAATATAATACTTTATTAACAAAAACCAAAGAAAATAAAGGATTGCATCTGTTTGCCAGTAATTTTAGAAAATATAACAATAATATTTTTAACAAACGTTTTATTACAATATTATCAAAGGAAATTAATAAAGATTATATAAACGTGTGTATTTATTGCATTCAGTTAGAACCAGAGTATAGATTTACAATTATGGAAAAATTTAAAAAACTATCTAGATGAATTGTTTATTTTTGATATTATAATACTTATAAAATCAAATCATAATTTAAAGTGAGACTTAAAAATCAGGTTTGTTCTCAAAAACTGCTGCTTGACCTTCTTCGGCTGCATTTGGAAATTGTTGAATTGCCAAAATGCCAACAAAAGTACTAACAAATACAATTATCGCATCTTTTAATATATGCTTTAATGGTTTGTTTTCTTTTTCTATGAATCGCATTTCAATAAATTTAAACAATAAAAATAAAAATGCAGCAACAAGCGAAATCATCATGTTATTTTCCATATAAACTATATTTACCTATTTTTAGTTATTATTTAACGTATTTATTTTAATACTTCGATGTCACTTAATATAATATTATCATCCTTTTTTTGACCAATATTTTCCAATCCTAAATTATCTAATGATAAATTTTCGTCACTTATTTTAAGTTTAAAACTCGAATCTTCGTCATCATCTTCCTCTTCATCCAACTTGCGCTGCTCATTTCTTAAATTACTAATTTCTTCTAATCGCTCAATAGTTTTCGGAGCACTAATTACCTCTTCCTGATTGTTTTCATTTATTGCTAAATCATTATCATTAA